CAGCGGCGCTGAATTCGGCGTTGTAACGTGAGACAATGTAAGATAGATCTTTTGAGTCTAGATCTTTGTACATAGTGTGGAGGGTGTCGATGTAAGGTTCGCCTGGTACTTCTTTCATTCGATGTACAACAAGCTCCTTAATCAGACTGTCTCTAGTGATAGTCATTAGAGTGAATGTGTGATGGGGATATTTAGTCCCCATCATAATGTGATCAAGCGAAGAGATAACCAGACTCGAAAGGTTTCACTTCGTTGTTGTCACGGATGAACCACTGAAAGTCTTTCTGAAAGACACCATCAGTGAGTGCATCACAGAACTCATTGATGATAACATTCAAGCGAGACTTGGTGGTGTTAGACTGCCAACCGCCATCAAAGATGCGAACATTGTTATCAGTCACGGTTGCAATGTGATTGCCGTGAAGATAAACTAGTGAAGCATTGTTGTCGTTAGTGAAAACCTCGGTGTTAGCAGACTTCCAGCACTTGTTTGCTTGGATGGCGGCGAGCATTTGGGATTCGATCTTACGCATTTGGTGTCGGAGTTGTTTGACTTGAGATTAGTATGGCACCGATCAGGGTGCTTTGCAAGCGATAGTGGACACTAGGTCAACTGTCCACGGGCGGCTGAATCAGTTTGTGTTACTTAGTCTCCACTAATTCCTGCTGATATGACATAAATTGCTCCTCTGTTGCTTCATCCACTGCCTCTTGAATGACCTGATAGATGTAATCATTGTTGCCTACATCATCAAAGATACGTCTAATCAATGCAGGATTTTCTACCTGATGATCATAATCGAACTCACCATTTTCATCCTTCAAATGACAATCATTCTTGGTATAGATCCACGCTGCACATTCTGCATCCTCTCCCTGTTCTTTGATCATCGATGATACTCGGTCTTGAAGTTGCTTGAGAGTGTAGTTCAAAATGATACGAATTCATTTGATGTATACACTATGGCATAAAAAAAGGGGTCTTGCAACCCCTAGTGGACAGCTTAGAAACTGTCACATCAAATAGTTTTCCACAGGTTTCTGATGTAATGTGGAGCACTGTGACGGTCTAGTCACCGACCACAACAGCATCAGGTGGCATTGTGCTACCTGTGAAACCGTCCCAACCCTTCTCAGTCATATCATCAGTGAGCTCTAGAATGTAATCTAGTTTTAGATTAGTCATACTAACTCTTTGATTAATAAACTTACCAATTGATACATCTTCTCTTTGAATTGTATCTTCTTCTGTTTCTAAAATGTTATCTTCTTCATCTCTATCTTGTTCAGCTTCTAGTTTACCACAGAGTTGCATAAAAGCTGACTGAAATTCATCTAAGTCTTCACATTTATATCCATATTGCTTACTAGTATTGCTTTTGTATACTAGTTTAACAACAGAACTATCATAGTCTAGTTCCATATATTCAATAGCTGAACTAGGTAGTTCTTCGTACTTAGTAGTCATAGTAGTCTTAGTTATAGTAGTATTATACCATACTATAGGTACAGTATACGTGTAGTGTGGTTAAAGTTTAAAAAGTAAGATTTTAACTTTTTGAACTTTCTTAATTTCTTATCTTTTTGAGTTTTTTGACTTTTTGGGATTTTGAACTTTCTGAGTTTCTTGACTTTCGGTAGATTGCGTGCTAAGACCCCAACAGTCCCGCAGCTAACCGTAGATAACTCATAGTATACGAAGAATAGAACACACTAGGTATGTTTATTTAACCATTTAGTTTTCCACAGGTTTTTCCACAACCTTTTCCACAGGCACTGTATAGTAACTGTGGAGACACTAGGTGGTGACTAGGGAGCTGCTGTGCGGAGCACTACAGTATATTGTTCTAATGATTGGTTAATGTTAGAGTATTTGGTTTGTATGTAAGGTGAGACGAATAGTTGTTTGAATGTAGTAGTTTTAATGATACGTATGTCATTAGTGGATAGTTTACCCCATCTACAGTAAGCGAAGAGTAGTGTATAAGCTGTTAGTATCATTTGTATTGATCTAACACTTGAGCAATGATTTTAATAGACTCTTGAAACTCTTCAGCATCTTGTCCACCTTGTACGATGTATGCTAGTTCTTCTAGTGCATCATCAACAGTTAGTCTATTGTTTAACGTTTCACGGTAGTGTGCAACAGCGAGCATTTCTTCGTGAGTCATTGCCTTATAGGTTGATGGTGTCATTATACAGGAGATGGGGGTGAGTGTCAACTAGTATCTAGTAGGGATATTCTTAGATTGTGTCACTTGTTCTTGTGTCACAGTGTTGTCTAGATCAGTAGGGCGTTGACCTAAGATGAGAGACTGTACGACCTTCGCCTTTTTAATGTTATTATCCATTGCGTTAATAGATCTAGTGATGCACTCATTGATATCATCATACATTTCAGTTGATGTTGATAGGGGATCACAGATGTATGCATCTAGGATAATTTGTAGTTCAGCTTTCAGTTGTTGGGAAGACATAGTATTTGTAATGGGTGAAAGGTTTAGGGTGATGTAAGGTTAGGAACTTAATAGCGTGTTCTTCACATTGAAACCAAGCTATACGTTTTTCAGACTTAAGTTCAACTCTATAAGGGAAGGTAGGATGAGGGAATAGTTTAAGTTCCCGTGATCTAGTAGGTTTAAACTCTAGTTTCTTTACCTTCGCTTTCCGAGTTGTACCAGAACTCTTCTTTGTCTTTTTCTGTTGCTGTGGTGATGTTAGGGTTGATAGGTTTTGGTTTAAGGACTGCTGTGTTTTTACCTTGGGTGCTGGTTTGGTTTTGTTCGAGGTAGTTTTTGATGAGGGCTTTAAAGTCTTCTTTGGTGTAGGTGTTGAGGATGCTTTCTTTCGGGTCTGTTTCATCCCAGTCGATGTTGAAGCTTCCGTCTTCGTTTTGCGTGACATCAATCATTGCCTAGTTAAATAGATGTAATTGAACGTATTCTACTATGAGTTGTCGAAATTGCCAAGAGGTTGACCTGGATGATCTTGAAGATCAGATGTTTGCTCATTTGATAACAGAAATGGAAGAAGGCTTTACAGTGAAGCTAGATGATGGTACAATCATTATCTTCGATAGTTTTGCGGAAGCAAAGGAGTTTATTTTTGATGGCGGATTACGCTAGAGAAGTAATAGAACATCGTACTGAGCACGATACATTAATTAGAGAGTATCCTAATCATATACCACCACAAGTGTGTGATATGATTTGTGACTACACTGATCGCATTGAAGCAGGTCAGGAGCTTGGTGATATCCATCGAGATAATGATACCTTCATCCGTAAAGATATCCAGTATTGGATGACTGAAGATTGCAATCCACGGTTACGTAATAGTATACTGAAAGGATGGGGTAAACTAATGAAGAATCAATATCTAAATGAGTTTACACAGCTTGGATTGAATGATTTCTGGATGAGTGCAGTTAAGATTCAGAAGACATATGCTGGTGGTGGATTTCATCGTTGGCACTATGATAACAATGGATTTGTAGTAATGGAACGTGAGTTTGTCATTACTTCATACCTTAATGATGTACATAATGGTGGAGAGACAGAGTTTCTTTATCAAGGTGTACGTGTGAAACCAGAGAAGGGAAAGACTGTAGTATTTCCAGCTGGTTACACACATATGCATAGAGGAAATCCCCCAATCGGTGGTACAAAATACATTGCAACAACGTGGGGGAATAGAATTCCTCGCATTGATGATAGAACAGAAGACCCAAGTATGGGTCATTATATCCGTCCTGCTGATCATATCATTGATCAGTATGGTGCTGGTGGATACGGTTAGAAATCCGTATCATATTTACTATAGAGATAAGCTAGCACCTCATCTCTATATTCTAGTAACTCGTTATAACACACTTGGTTGTGTGCACATTGACGAAGTGCAGAATCTGGTTTGTATACTGATTCAATAAACAAACCCAATGCACGTCTACGTTTATCTTCCTTACATTCATCAGTCATTTACGATTTCCTCTTGTCAAATAAGTGTATTGATTGCTCGCCATCAAGATAAGCTAAGATAGCATTGGTGCGATTTAAGTGATCCTGAAAGTAATCCTGTAAACTGTACAATCTTGTCCTGAGATCCGACACGAAGTCGTATGGAGTAAACTCTGTATCGTTTGTAATGTACTCCAACAGTATGTCATCCAGTGAACCCATCAGGTGCTCACGATATTTATCCTTCGGTGTTACTGATTCGTCCGAGTTCGTGTCCGAGGTAGAGGTAGAGGTCTCCACACTTGGTGTGATGACTACGCTCGATGGTTTTTTGTTGGGACTTTGAGAGGAACTGGAGGGCATCTGTGAGGACTTTAATTTCATTGGAGGAAAGAAGGACTGGTTGACGCATAACAATAATAAGTCAATGACATTATAACATAGAAGCTTCTATAATGTCTAACATCTCTCCACACTCATCAGCAGTGTCCTCATCAGCTAACACTGCATAATCCTCAACTGCATCAGCGAGGATTTCCATCTGGACCCTAGTTAGTGTGATAGTATATTCCATCAACCCACTGCCATTGGAGTGTACTCAGAGCGAGGCATCTGAGACATATTGTATCCATTAACTGTAGCACCGTTAGCGATGCGTGTCTCCCACTCGTTACGTGCTGTGAGTGATGTCACTGTGCTGTAGGACTTGAGACCGTTAGCATTCCAGGTGACACGCTTCTGGAAACGCTTGACGATCACGTCATCACCTTCAGCGATGAATGCCTCAGGGAAGAAATCAACTGTGCAGACGTTGTTGGAGATTTGCATTTGAGTGGGGTTGTTTGGTATGTACTTATTATAGCGGGTCAGCGGGTCAGCGCAGCCCGTGTTGGGACACTTCGACAGGTGTCATAGCCTGGACAGTGAGACGCTTCCATCCACGCACGTCGCGAATGCCTTCGATCATCTCGCTCACAACACGCTCCAGTTGACGCTCACGACCCTTGACAGTGGTGCACTTGCCACACTTGCGGAACAGTTCGCTCACAGTGCTGTCTTCGTTGGTGATGAAGATGTGGTAGTGTGTGTGCTTGACTTGGGTGACTGCCATTGGGTGCCTTGCTGATGTACTTATTATAGCGTGTGGAGTGGATCAGACCATACGGACTGTGACACTATGAGTACCGTCCTTATCCAGCTGACGGCAGAGCAATTCGGAATGTATGCTACGTGCCAACTGCTGGTCAAGCGTCTCGTAGCACACTTCACCCTCTTCAGGAGTGACAGCATTGATCTGATAGTAGGAACCGATCATCAGTAGAGTTCTCCGTCTTTAGCTTTGGGGAAGGAATGCACAATCTCCACAATAGTCTGAACCATCTCACCTTGCGCATCTGCTGGCAGTGCGGTGACATAGAGCAGACCGAGACCGCAGATGAAGGTTGATAGCAACCAAGATTTGCGCATCAGTGGGTTTCTTGCGTATGTACCTATTATAATGCCCCCATCACGAAGTGACAGGGGCTCTGTGCCAGCTCTTTAACTGAACACTGGTAGGACATCGATGCACGTTATAGTGGGATCCTTAGCAAGGTTCTCCATAAGGTGCTCAACAGACTCAAGATCATATAATACCACTGATTGGCGAGCGGTAAATCCACTTTTTTTCTTCGGTTGTCTCCACTGGACGCTCCACTTCATTGATTTTAGTGATGTAATTGTTTGTATAGGACCACCTCTGACCTGTCGTACCCCAACGAATCCACGAAAAAGATGCGTCTTGATACTGTTGGAGCGGAAGTCCTGGTGTGTTGAACACGGAACGCACTAACGTATAGTCATATTCATTGACTAGGTAGCGCATTTGTCCTTCAACAGTGCTGGGATCACACCCATAATTGCTACAGAATGTACCAAGACCCTTGATACGTCCCGCAGATGTCCACTGAAGAAGACCAAATCCTCCGCTCGTGTTCTTATAGCAGTCCATATAGGATACTGCTAGCGTAGGAAAGTAACCCTCACACGCTAGCGGGTTGAATTGTGATTCTTGTTTAATGTTACCAAGAATAACAGCAGCTGCATTTTTATCTGTGACGCCATCTTCTTGTAGGACATTTAAAACGGTGTTTTCAACAGGACTGCAAAGGGCACAAACAAGGGCAATTGGTGCAAGGGGACTAGTCATAGGTTCTAGGGGTGTTGTAGGGGATTATAGAGGGGTCTCACGAGACCTGCTCGAAGTCTTCAATCTGATCTACACTCACACGATGCTCACCAGCAATCATATAATAATGATTAGGGGTGCCATTCTCTTGCTCTTGTATACCAAGATACTTGAGTTCAGAGTCTTCAAAGTTGTGCTCACGCATTACAGCTTGTATCTTAAGATGCAAGAGTTCGTTCTTCTGAGGTACCAACATAGACCTTGTGCAATTGTGTAAGTGAAGTGATCTTTTTTTCGGGATGTACCACGCATTCCTTCCATTTATAACGTGGTACGACTACACACGTAATGTTATAGGGACAGCGTGCAAATTCATCTTGGAGCTCACATTTGATGGTGACGGTGATGTAATCATCATCCACAAACCATACCATACCACTGATGTTACAGTGGGGGACATCTAACCAGTCTCCAATCTCAAACATCAGCTGTGAATAGGTGCAGTGATAGTATCTTTGACATAACAGCTCTTACCTGTCAACCATTTAGGATACTCTGCATCTTCCATTGCAAGTAGACATTGCATCTGATTGTCAAAATAGTATACATCGTGCCAATGGTTACTATATTCTCTCTTCTCTTGCAGACGATAGTCAGGCTCACCATTCTCTAGTGTGCCACACGAGACAAAGCGGAAACCGTCACGCTCAAGGATGGTTTTGGTCACAATACGTGCAATCATTGGATCAAGGGATAGTTTAATAGAAAATAGTTTGAATGTCAACGATACAGGTAACCACCTGCCCAGTCACAATTCTCAAACAACCACTCACGCTCGGTGATGATTAAGAGATTAAAGCGCACACCCTTAGCAGGTGCTTTGTATGATGCTGGCTTGTATACTTCACCTGTCTTCTTGTCAATGAATGCGTGCACTGATTCAGTTTGACCATTGACGCACTGCATCACTTTGTGATACTTACGACCAGAAGAGATCAACGCATAAGAATAGTTCTGACCATTAGGATGTGAACGCTGATGAGACTGTTGCAGTGCATCGCACAACATCAAACCATACTTAGTGACGTTGAGTTGGTTGGTGTTGCGAGCATCTTGTGCTGCGCAGTATGTAGCGAAGTCAGTGGTCATTGCGTTGTCCCTCGATTACCTTTGTATTATACAGCTGATGGGTGGTCAGTCATCGGTGTCTGTGCCACCTTCTGAACTGGTCACCTTGCCGTAGTCTAGCTCAGCATCGTAGGCAGAATTGAATGCATCACACAAAAACTTGAGTGAGGGATCCTCTTGTGGTTTTGGTACAGCACCACGCTTACGGAGCTGTCTCCACGTCTGTGCAGGTTTGTGAGCACGCTGAGCACGGTAGAAGGGTTCAAGAGCAGCAGCATCCTTGACGCTGAGTGTGTGGCGAGGAGGGAGGGTGCCTTGTGTCACAGGTCAATTGCGAATGATCATAGTATACAACAAAAAACCCCCGCCAGTGGCAGGGGTG